ATAGGAGAAATGTATGACACGTATTTCATTTGGACCTTTGTTCCATCAAACACTTGGCTTTGAAAACTTTATTCGTGATGTTGAGAAAATTCTTGATAGTGAAATCAAACCATCAACTTTCCCACCACACAACATCATCAAAGCAGATGACAATAAGTATGTTGTAGAACTTGCAGTCGCAGGTTTTGCGAAGAATGAAATTGATATTCAAGTACAAGAAGGTAACTTGACAATCAGAGGTGATAAGAAAGACAAAGACGAATCGAACTATCTACATCGTGGTATCGGTACTCGTTCTTTCACCAAAGTGATTACGATTGCAGACACCATTGAAGTTAAAGGTGCTGAAATCAAAGATGGTATTCTACGTGTTGGATTAGAAAATGTAATTCCAGAACACAAGAAACCACGTAAGATTGAAATTGGTAATGACTTGAAAGAGTTTAAACCACAACTCTTGCAAGAGCAACAAAGACATTTAGATCCGTCAACTTACGCTGACAATCAAGCATCATAAAGAGTGGGGCTTCATGCCCCACTTATTGAAAGGTATATAATGGATAGAAATATAGAATCTTATGTGAAGATTTATAACATACTTGATAAAAAAATCTGTAAAAAATCTGTAAAACTCTTGGAGAAAAAAGAGAAAGATTTTGTTCAGCATGAATTTTACAACGATATACAAAATGTTTATGTTTCATACGAGCGTGAACTTTCTGTATCATATTCGGATATAGAAACTAAAGAATATTTCATGGATCAAATTTGGAATGGTCTTAGAACATACTGTGATGAATTCCAATTCAAATGGTTTGGTTCATGGAAAGGTTATACTGAACTACGATTCAATCGATATAAAACAGATACGCAAATGGAATTACATTGTGACCATATTCAGAGTATGTTTGATGGTCAACGTAAAGGTATCCCAACACTTTCAATTGTTGGTATTTTGAATGATGACTATGAAGGTGGTGAATTTATTATGTGGGAAGATACAAAACTCGAACTAAAAACTGGTGATTTGTTAATATTCCCCTCAACTTTTTTATATCCCCATAAGGTGAATCTTGTAACTAAAGGTACACGTTATTCTTTTGTATCGTGGACATGGTAATGAAATCAAACTCAAATTTTAGAATGAATAAACTATTGAAGATTACTTTGATAGGCATGGGAAAGGGTGATCGTAAAACTGACTATCGCAAAGCAATGATAGCAGCAATCATCACACCTAAGATTGACTTTAAAAAGAAGAAGGAAACTAGTGATGAATGATATTTTAGTATTGAGCCACTTCCACAAAGACTTTCCGTTCAACCATAACTCTTCGTGGATGAGAGCAGCATTTGCTGGTGGAACAGGAGCATACGAATACTATCCTCCAAGCAAAGATGGTGTGTGGATAAACACATCAAGAGAACAGAAACGAATTCAAGAGTATCAGCACTATTATTCTAGTGTATCTGAACTTGAATTTTTGAAAGCAATGGGTCAACAACCATCCGAGTATTGGTTGTGGAAATATGGTCAAATGGATTATCTTGGATGCACAACATATCGCCGTTATCTGTTGATGGATAACATTGACACCGATGCCGCAAAGATTAACATGGCACCAACACAAGAGAATGCCGACAAACTATCTTCCGATTCACAGAAGATGGCAGCATTACACTTGCTTGAGAAGCACGATGTCATTACAAACAAAAAAACCACATTGTCGTGTTCGATTGAGGAACAGTATCTTCAATCACAACCACGATTGTATTGGGATTTATTCAAAGAAGCAATCGTTGAGTTGATGCCTGATTACCGTAATAAGTTAGATTGGTTCAATGGTAACGAAATCAGCTTTGAGACTTGCTACATCATGCGTAAGCAATTATTCAAAAAATATGCAAGTGAACTTTTTGAGATTTATGAGTATATTTGGATGAGATCGAAGGCATACCCAACTGAGGTGACAACATCCGAACCGTTACCTTGGCGTTATCCTGGTTTCTTAGGTGAGAGGTTCTTACCGTTCTTCATTGCGATGAATGCGTGTGACCCAATCCATGTTCCACTAGTGATTCTGGAATAGTGGCCGAAGAAATCCCCCAAAATCCTCCTATGTAGGTGAGCACTTACTTTTATTATGAAACTTAAATTTATTGACGCACACATGAAAGCAGCAGAAGTTTATGCTGAATTATCATCTGCAACACGCCTTCATGTGGGTTGCGTAGTGGTAAAAGACAACACTATCATTGGTATCGGGTATAACGGTATGCCAAGTGGTTGGGACAACAACTGTGAAGATACTGAATATATCTTAAAAGACGAATGCTATATTTCTCAAGAGGTATTAATTTCAAACGGATATACTGAAACGGCTCATGGTTGGGCAAGAAAGAAAACCAAACGTGAGGTACTTCATGCTGAAACCAATGCTCTAGCCAAGATTGCTCGTTCTACCAATTCATCTGATGGTGCATCGTTGTTTGTTACACACGAACCATGTCTGGATTGTGCTAAGATAATCCATCAAGCAGGAATCAAAGAAGTGTTCTACAGAAATCCATACCCACGTGCAAATGGTGGTGCGGAGTTTCTCAAAAAGTGTGGTGTTGAAGTTAGTGTAGTTTAATTTTTTTATTATAGGAAATATCATGAATGTAAATACATCAAAGGTTGCAAAACAAATTGCAGAAATAGAAATGTATCCAAAGGCATATAAGTATGATTTGTTTTTGCGTGAGTTCGACAACAAGGTCGAGTTGCTTGGTCTGGTCGATGACCCAACCTATGACATTGCCGACTTTCGTGGTCGTGAGATGTTGTTCCCTAAAAAATGGGTGACACTTGATGTGTTGAGCTACGATAAAAAGGTGGCAGCATGATAAAGTTGATTACATTCAAAACACAACAGACCATCATCGGTGATTTGACATATAAAGACAAGTTGTGTGTTACTGTGACAGAACCTGTTCAAGTTATTTCTGTTCCTCCACGTTCAGCAACTGATCCTGGTGGTATTGGATTTGTTCCGTATCTGGAATATTCAGAAGAATTCAAAACTGGAATCACGTTCCATGAAGAAGATATTCTAACTATCACTACTCCAGTGGTCGAGTTATTGAATCAATACAATAAAATGTTCGGAAGTGGAATACAAATCGCTTCTCCTGGCTTGAAATTAGTCTAATACTATGTTATACTGTGTGAATGTCAAAATATTATACAAATGTTAGCATCTATGGTAGTTCAATACTTCTTCGTGGAGTAAACAACGGTAAGAGGTTCAACACAAGAGTAAAATACTCTCCTACCGTATTCCTTCCTTCCAAAAAGAAAACTGAGTGGAAAACTTTGTTCGGTGAATGTCTCGAACCGATGAAGTTTTCTACTATGCGTGAAGGTAAGGATTTCTACAAACAGTATGACTCTGTAGAAAACTTCAAAATCTATGGCAACGATAGATTTGAGTATTCGTTCATTTCCGAAAACCATCCTGGCCAAATTGATTGGGATATCAATCACATTGATATTGCCATCGTGGATATCGAGGTGGGTTCGGACAATGGTTTCCCTGACCCCAATAAAGCAGAACAACCTATCACTGCGATTGCTGTCCATCGATTGAATGGAGGCATTCGTGTGTACGGTTGCGGCACGTATGTCAATCACAACGATAATGTCATCTACTTCAAGTGTAAAGACGAGAATGATTTGTGCCGCAAGTTTTTGGATGATTGGATTGCAAACTGTCCCGATGTGATTACTGGTTGGAACACCAAGTTCTTTGATATTCCCTATTTGATTAATCGAATCACACGTGTTCTCGGTGAAGATGAGGCATCCAAACTTTCACCGTGGAATAATCTCTACAAACGTGAGACAATGATTCAAGGACGCAAAGAAATTGTTCATCAGATTACTGGCGTAGCAGCACTTGATTATATTGAACTGTATAAGTGGTATGCTCCTGGTGGTAAGTCACAAGAATCATATCGACTCGATGCAATTGCTCAAGTGGAACTTGGTATCGGTAAGATTGCGTATGATGAGTATGATTCATTGACGCAACTCTACACAGAAAACTATCAGAAGTTTATTGACTATAACATCAAAGACGTTGAACTGATTGTCAAGTTAGAAGACAAACTAAAACTTATTGAACTGGCTCTTACTCTCGCATACGATACAAAGACAAACTACGAAGATGTCTTTGCTCAAACACGTATGTGGGATTCATTGATATACAATCATCTCATTGAACGAAACATTGTTGTTCCTCCAAAAGAAAAGAATAGAAAAGATTCTGCGTTTGAAGGTGCGTATGTGAAAGACCCACAAGTTGGATTACACAATTGGGTTGCATCGTTTGACTTGAACTCTCTGTATCCGCATTTGATTATTCAGTATAATATTTCACCAGAAACTTTGGTTCAACGAGAAGATTATAATGATGTAATGACTTCTCTTGCACCACAAGCAAATGTTGATGTGTTGTTGAGAAAAGAACTTGATACGAGTAAGATGGATGGTGTAACAGTTACTCCTAACGGTCAATTCTTCAGGACGAACAAACAAGGTTTCCTACCTGAGATGATGGAGATAATGTATAAAGACCGTAAGAAGTTTAAGAAGTTGATGCTTCAAGCAGAACAGGAATATGAAAACGAGAAGGATGAAGATAAGAGAAGAGAAATAGGCAAGTCAGTCGCACGATATAATAATCTTCAGTTGGCAAAGAAAGTATCATTGAACTCTGCATATGGTGCGATGGGTTCACAGTATTTTCGATTCTATGATTTGCGTATAGCACTTGCTGTTACGATGGCAGGTCAGTTATCTATTCGTTGGATTGAAAATAAACTAAATGTGTATCTAAACAAACTACTAAAAACAGAGAAAGATTATGTTATCGCATCAGACACGGACTCAATTTACCTCAACCTTGGGCCATTGGTTTCATCTGCAATTAAAACTCCGAAGGAGATACCTGAAGTCATCTCCTTCATGGACAAGATATGTGAAACTAAAATACAACCGTATATTGATAAGAGTTATTCTGAGCTTGCTGAATACGTTCACGCCTACGATCAAAAAATGATAATGAAACGTGAGGCTCTGGCAAACAAAGGTATCTGGACTGCCAAGAAGCGTTACATTCTCAATGTGTATAACAATGAAGGTGTGCAGTATTCTGAACCACACATGAAGGTGATGGGTTTGGAAATGATTAAGTCATCAACACCATCTGCTGTGCGTGATAAGATGCGTCAGTTGATAAAACTAATGATGACAGGTACTCAAGAAGACATTCAAACTTTTATTGCTACATTCAAAGAAGAGTTTAGAAAACTGCCTGTAGAAGATATTTCATTTCCACGTGGAGTGAACGGATTGAAGCAATACACTGATTCTGCTACCCTATATAAAAAAGGAACACCGATTCATGTGAAAGGTGCTTTACTCTACAATAATTATCTAAGAGAAAAAAATCTTACGACAAAATATCCTTTGATACAAGAAGGTGAGAAGTTGAAGTTCGCATGGTTGAAGATGCCTAATCCAATCAAGGATACGGTGATATCTTTTCC